GTAAGGATGTCTCCTTTCTTGGGGGGAGGGGCTGGGGTGAAGTCCACTCCCTCGGGTGGGGTTTTGCCGAGGTCGATGAAGTAGGACTGGAGATGGCCCCAGTACCAGAACTCACGGATGGGTTCGAGTTTGACGGCATAGATACGGCGTCCGTCGAAAGCGAGTCTATCTTGACGCTGGCCGGTATAGCAGACGATGGGATGGTTGTAGATCTCTTGCATCTCCTCGGATGCGGAGGGGAGACGATGGTTGAGGGGAGCGATCCAACGGTAGTAGTGTCCAATGCGGAGCCATGAGTGGTCATAGAGATCACCTCGGGGCTCAAGGCGGGGGAAGGTAAGGTTCTCGTAGATCTCGGCGGCAGTGGGCATGGTTACTTGTCCTCCATCACCCACCCGGCTGAGGTCAGCCGGGAGGTGAGTTCGTCGAGATTGGTCGGGAGCTTGCCCTTGAGGACGTGGTAAGGGGACCAGCGGGTGGGCTCCTGAACATACCAGTGGGCATCTGGCATCATGCGTGACTTCATGAGGGCATTGCCATTGGTGCAGACGACGAGGAGCTGTTCGATCCGAGAGTCACCGAGGGTGCGGCGACGACGGAAACGGCACAGTTCCTTGCGGTGGTAGGCGGTTATGCGAGCCATCAGGCTACCATCGCTTTCTCGTCGCGGTCGAGGATCTCGGACGCCTTGCACTGGATCCAGATCAGATCCTCATCGGGGGAGAAATGGTTCAGAAGCATGGAGATCAGCTCCTCATGGGCAAGGTTGGCAATCTGGTAGGGAATCAGGCCAATACGGCAGAGCCGGTTGATTTGGGTATCCGCGAGAGAGAAAAAAAGGATTGCCTGTTCGCTCATGTTTCCCTCCTTATAGGGGGTAGTTGGTGGATTGTCGCGGTTTTGCGACTTCGAGGCGATTGTACCCGATTTTCGGAACCTTGTCAAGAAGTTTTTTTTGGTTCGAAAAAAAGCGAAACGTTCGCGCGCTCTTGCTGGGTAGGTCGTGGTTCAGTTACGTTTTGCCGTAGGACTTGTTGTATTCTGTAGATAGCTGTCGTAAGTGGGAAAATGGGGATATCTGTTTGTGGTGTAAGGAGATAGATGAAAGCTGTCGTAAAGTTGTTGATTTTCTACTACAGGGGGAGAGGACATACTTTTTGAGAGGGTGCGATGGCACCCTGACAACACACACAACACAACACAACAACACACAATACACACACACACACATATCCTTATGTCATAACGAAATAAGCTGTCGTAAAAAAACAACAACAGTTGTCGACTGATTACAACAGCCGTCTCCCCCATGGGATGCGGGTCACTGCCCATCCCATCAAATCTCATCGTATCCCATGGGTTGTGGTCAGGTAAGCGGGTCACTGCGCCCAGCCCAAGAGATGGGGGGTGGAGATCGTGGAGATTTTGGAGGGAATGGAGAGAGTGGAGATCGTGGACATTCTGGAGATCGTGGAGAGAATGGAGATATTGGACACGGGCCCAGGTCGAGGTTATCCACAGGTTGTCAACAGGTTATGCACAGGTTGTCCACAATGCTACTGGTCCGGTCGGATTGTGGGGATGTTGTGGGTAGCTTGTGGATAAGTGGTGGATAACTATTTTTGAAAAATCGAGCGATTTCCTTTGACAAGGTGCGGAAAATAGGGTACCATTCATCTCGTGCAGTAGGGTGAACCGATGCGGGAGAGCGGCCGAGAGGAGCGGCCGCCAGCCAAACGGCAATCCGCAAAGCGCCGCCCGTAGATCGCACCCGTTCCTTGACAGCGCCCATGCCGAACAACTCAAACGGAAGGAGCCTACAATGGCAAACATTACCTTGAACATCCTTGACGCCCAGCCCGTGTCCGCTGGCATCTTCGCGTGGCACAGGATCGAGGAGGGGCGGGACGGGAAGAAGTTCGCCGTGACGTACACGCGCACGGTTCACAACGACCCTGCCGACCCCGGCACGAAACAGACCGAGAAAGGAAACGTGACGACCGCCACGGCCGGCAACAAGGCCACGGCGGGACGGATCACCTTCCCGTCCGGTCTGTGCATGGCCCCCGCGAACCTTGGGCAGAACTGGTACGGCCCGATCTTCGACGCCGAGGGGAACCCCGTTTCCTTCCCCGTGAAGGAGAAGAAGGAGCGGGAGTAATGGTAGCTCTACTCGTGCTCATGGGAGCCGATGGGGTACCGCGAGCGTTCACAGAGGCAGGGGCATTGCCCCTGCCCCTGCTGGACATCGGCAAGCCGTCAACCCTGAAGCCCGTGCTGTGGGCAGATGGTAAGGGATGGGTCCGGATCGTTCCGCGATCCATCGGAACAGCGCCCGACCTCATGGACTGGCTCACGGAACTGGTGGACTATGATACGCCCATCCAGACCGTGACATATGGTCGGCTCCGCACCCGTGCCAGCGTATACGCTGTGCCGTAGCAGATGGGATAGGGTGGGGGGAGATGATATCCCCCCACCCGCTCATGGGAACCCGTACCATGGGAACCCATGGGAGCCGATCCGATCCGATGGGACCGCATCCCATCGGCGCGCCCCTCTTCGATTTCTGAGTCTTCGAAGAAATCTATGATTCAATACTCTTCGTTGATTCAGATGTTATATACACAGCAGAGATACATACAACGATCCTTGAAGCATCCCTCTTCGAGGATGCTTGAGAATCCAAGAGTCTCCGACTCGGGAGACGAGGAGAGATGGGATACCCGGTTCCCAAAAACTCCCTCCCGATAGGGAGAAAAGGTCGTTTCACATTGCGGCCCAATTTTTGACCTCGGTACCCTCAAATCCAAGGTACTGATCCTTGACGCGGCGCTTTGCCCCTTGACGCGGCGCTCTTGACAAGGTGCTTCAAAACCTCCATTATCCCCAATGTGGCCATTCGCCCCGACTACGAGTCCGGTACCCGCCAAGCGCTCCTCTCGACCGCCGACATCCTCGCCATGGGCCCCGCCGTCTCGGTCCCCGGGTCCGCCCTTGTTCCCCTCGCCCACCAGACCATCGCCGAGATCATGGTCTCTGACGCTACCGCCGCCGCCCGCCTTGCCGCCGCCGAGTCAGTCCTCGACCGCTGGGGCACCCCCAAGCGCAAGGAGATCGTCGGGGGCAACACCATGATCCTCAACTTCGCACCCGAGGCCGCCGCCAAAGCCATCCAAGCCATGGCCACTGTCTTCTCCCCCAAGGAGGCTCCCATTGACGTTCTTCCTTCCATACCTCCCCATGCCCCAGCCCTTCCAGTTCTCAGCTCGGGGACTCTCCCGGGACATCTTGGGGGCGACCGGTGAATCACTGGTCCAGCGGATTCCTGATCCTTCCCCATCCGCTGGCCCCTCGGCTCTCTCAGGCCCAAGACGCGGGCCTGACGATCTCCCAGCTGATCACTGATGTCAGTAGCGGCCATCTTGCTCTTGCTTCAGACGAATCGCGTCAACTCTTGGCAGAGGCCGGGCTCGTCAATCTCTGGTTCTTCCTCAAGTTCATCGCGGGCTTCAATGGTCCCTTCGACAAGCTCAACGAGGGACTCCACCGCGACATGTGCAACTTCCGCCAATCCCCTTACTGCATGGCCCCGGGAGCCCACGCCGGCATCTGTATGCCGCGCAAGCACTTCAAGTCCACCGTCTTCACCGAAGGCGGGACGGGCTGGGAGCTGAACCGCTTCGGGGACATCCGCTTCCGCATCACCAACGCCGTCGTGGATCGTGCCGAAGAGTTCATGCACACGACCCAGCGCATCTTCGACTCCAATGAGTTCTTCGCTTGGCTGTACCCCGACCACACGATGAAACGCGGCATGGAGCGCTGGAATGACAAAGAAGCCACTGTCCGCTGGAGAACCCGCCATTACACCGAGCCCTCCATCAAGTGCGGAGGAGCCACGGCCGCCGCCTCGGGCGACCACCACGATGTACTTATTCATGATGACCTGATCGACATGACGATGCTCGACTCCCTTCACAAATCGGGCATCGACGTGATGAAAGCACGGGACTTTCTCAAAACATCTGAGAAGACACTCGTCCAATCTTGGGCCGAATCCCGCATCATCGTCCCCCACACCCGCTACTCCGTCGACGACTGCTACGAACCCATCTGGTCCGACTGCAAAGAGATCCTTGGCCATTCCGATTCCCGCTTCCGCACCAAGCCCGACGGCCAGTGGTCGATCTACTACCGGGCGGTCGAGGAAGACGGAGAGATCATCTTCCCCGAAGCAATCACCCGCGAAGGTCTTGCCAAGATGGCAAAGGACGATTGGTGGACCTACGCGACCCAGTACATGAACAACCCGTATGACGCGGGCGGCTCCGAACTCATATCGCTCCCCCACCAGACGTTCAAACTCGTCAAAGAAAGCGGAGAATGGATTCTTCGAGTCTCCGAGTCCGACCGGATCCCACTTTCTCGCTGTGACATGGTTATAGCCTGTGATCCGGCCGCCACCGACAAGGAAGTAACTGCGAAGACCTCCCGCTCGGCGGTCGTTGCGTGGGCGCGTGACAGTCGGGGCCGCTCTTTCTTCTTCGACGGACAGGCCGGTTACGTCGAGATCTTCAAGGTGTTCGACTGGATCTTCGACATGGTGAAGAGCTACGAGGGCATCTGCCGCCAGCTCATCTTCGAGCGGGTGGCATTCCAGCGGATTCTCCAGCCGCTCCTTGAAGCCGAACGTCGTCGGCGCAACCTCTTTGTCACGATCTATGGGAAATCGGCCGTAGGAGACAAGACGGCGCGCATCAGGTCCGTGTTTGCCCCTGAACTTCAGGCCGGGCGCATCTTCGTGGAGGAGAAACTCGACCGGCTTTTCCTCGAAGAGAAGAACACCTTCCCGACTGCGAGGTTGAAGGACATCCTCGATGCGTCCGAGATGGCACTTTCCTGTCTCAATACCCCCTCATCCGATGAGGAAGAGGATGAAATCGCTCGAAACAATGAGGAGAGACCCTATGAGTACGGTAGAAACGCGACCACGGGCTACTGATTCTCGTCGTCCGACCATCAAGGAGATGTGGATGAAGGAGAAATACGGCAAAAAGATGTACTATGCGGAGTTCACGGCCGATCTTTTCGACGGAACGCCCCGTCGCTTCTCGTCCTATGTCCTCGCAAGGGACCGTTGGAGGGCTTTGGACGGGTTGAAGGCCAGAATCAAGGCGAATATCCGCAAGATTCGCATCAAAAGGGTTGAAATGAGTCCTGATATCGCCGGTACGGGTTCCGCTTCGCCCGTTTTGGAGGTGTAACATGTCAGATCCCGATGTTGGACAGGTCTATGAGGGCGTAGAAGCCCCCAATCCCGGCCAGATCGACGAAACAAAGCTCCAAGAGATCATCGCGTACCTCGTGGACCAAGACGACAAGGAGTCCAAGGCACGGGAAGCTCTCGAAGCTCGCGTCATGAAGTGGCGGCGACAGCGGGAAGCCGTTCCCGAGAAGGAACGAAAGGATACCCCGTGGCCCGGAGCCTCCAACGTGGCCACTCCCGCAACTGCAATCGCCACCAACGGGAATCATTCATTCCTGCGGTCGGCTTTCGCCATGCGCGACCCGTTCCTGACCGTCACGGCCCCCCACAACGTGGCCTACATCGAACATGCGGCCGCGATGACCGAGTATTTCAGCTTCCTCTGCTCGTCACGCTACCACCTGAACTTGGAAGGCGTCCTCGACACGATCCTCTACACGGCTTGCTCCGAGGGCGTCTGCTTCGTGAAGGTTCCGTGGCTCGTCGAGCATTGGCAGTTCAAGGGCAAGGATTCGATGGGCAACGTGCGGCAGATCTCGGCCACGATCCACGATGGGCCCTCGCTCATCCCGATTCCCTTCGAGGATTTCCTGATTCCCGCCGGACCTTGGGGGATTCAGGACGCTCCGTGGATCAGGCATCGGGTATTCCTGCCTTGGCACACGGTGAACCAGCGGGCGGCCAACGGGATCTACCAGAACGTGGAGCTGATCAAGGATTCGCTCGTTTCCGTCGACGACATCAAACAGGCCGACGCCGAACGGATCGGGATCGACGCTTCCGACGTGCAAGCCCTCGACATGAGGGAATACCACGTCTTCTGGGACATGGATGACGATGGAATCGAAGAGGACATCATCGTCACCATCAACTGGGACACGAAGCAGTGGGTCCGGGTCGACTTCAACGACATCGGCATCCGCGACGTGATTGCGATCCCCTATGGGATTCGCCCCAACTCGCCCTACAAGATCGGGGTGGGCTGGTGGGCCGAACGGCTTCAGGATGAGATCGACACGCACCGCAACTACCGCGTTGATGGCATGATCCTCGCCAATCTCCGGATGCTCGTCGCCAAGCGCAACGCCGGGCTCTCCCCGAAGGAGAAGCTGTGGCCCGGCAAGATCCTGTTCATGGACAATCCCCGCGAAGACATTACCGTCCTCCAGTTCGGTGAGGTCTACGGGTCTTCACTCGCCGCCGAGATGACCTCGAAGCAGGATCTCGAACGAGTGACCACCCTCTCGAACTACTCCATTGGAGCCACGGACCCGAACAACAAGTACGTCAACACGTCGGGGATGATGTTCCTGAACCAGCAGGGTGGCCAGTCGAAGTCGGCCATCGTGGAATCCATTGCAACGGCCTTCTCCGAGATGGGCCAGATCGTGATGTTCCAGATCATCCGCAACAAGGATCGGGTGAATCTGGACCAGTTCGACGAGAAGAAGAAGGCCCTGATCAGCGAAGTCCTCAACATGAATGTGGAGGACATCCCCACCACGTTCTCGCTCTTCGTGAAAACCACCGATATCAACCAGACCAAGGAGGCCCAGCGGCAGTCGGTGCTGACCCTGACCCAGCTGTACGCGGCCTACTTCAAGGACATCACGCAGACCCTGATGATGGCCATGCAACCTCAGGTTCCGCAGGAGATCAAGGCATTCAGCCTTCGCCACTACACGGGAGCTTCCCGCATGATGGAGAAGGTTCTGAAGTTCTTCGGGGAAGACGACACCGAGAAGTTCCTGCCCGATTTCCGAAAGATCGAACAGCTTCTCGATGCGATGAATCGACAGCTTGCGGCTGGAGGAGGTGCGGTAGGTGGACAGATTGGCGCTGGAGGTATGGGATCCCAGCCCGGAGGAGGTTTCCCAGCTCCGGGAGCTGGTGGAGTCCCCGGGATGGGCGGTGGCCCACAGGCTCTTGGTGGCGCTCCTCAATCAGGAGGCGCAGAGATGCCTTTCGGAGGATGAGCCCCGGACTCTCTATCGGGCTCAGGGGTCGGTTCAGGGACTGACGAAGTTCCAGAACGGGATCATCGACGTGACGAAGGAGGAATCAGATGGCTGACGAGGAAGCCCCCGTCGTTGTGCCCGATGGGCAGACGGCGTGGAACGTGGACGATCAGGAAGTCGAGGTGATCATCGACGAGGATGTCCCCGAGGAGAACATCCCCGCCGAGTTCAAGGATCTCTCGAAGGGCGACATCCTGAAGCGGCTTCAGGACGTTGAGGCGAAAGCGGCGCAGAACACCCAGCTCTCGGAGGCTCTCACCAAGCTGGCCGATCCCCGGGTGATCGTACAGCCGACTCCGGCCCCAGCGCCCGCTCCTGCCCCTGCGAAGCCCCCGACCCTCGACGAGATGCGGGAGCAGTACGGGGAGAAGTTCACGATGGATCCGGTGGGCACCGTGATGGAGCTTCTCCAGAAGGACAAGATGAGTCCTCAGGTGGCCCAGATCGCAACGGGCAACCTTCAGCTGGCTCGTCGTATCATGGAGCTGGATCCTGAGAAGTCGCCCACGTTCAAGAAGTACGCCAACGAGATCGACGGCATGGTGGCCAATGCTCCCCCCGAGATCAGGACCAACCCCATGATCTACGAGGAGGCGTACAAGCGGGTGGTGGCGAACCACATGGACGACATCCTGAGCGAGAGGGTGAACGCGGCCGTGGAGAAGAAGCTCGCCGAGATGAAGGTGGCGGTTCCCGAGGGGACCAAGATGCCTCCGACCTTTACGGAGGGACGAGGGCTGGCCCAGCCCGCGAAGCGGACCACGATCCGGATGAGTCAGGCTCAGCTGGACAGGCTGAAGACCTTGGGCATTGACCCCAAGGACTATGCGTCGGCACTTGGAGGTGCGAAATG